ACGAAACTTAGGATGCTTGAAAAAGCACAAGCAGCGGGAATGACCCGTGAGAATGTAATGAAGGCAGGTGGATCAATGTCAGCAAAATTCCGACAAGGAGAAATGGTTTCTGCAAGTCCACCAGTTGCTGAAACAGCTGCCGGTGGTGGTGGTGGTAATGTTTCTATATCAGCGCCAACGTCAACATCAAACCAATCAACGTCAACTTATCCAATAACATCTAGACCTAATAACCTTGCTCTAGATAGAATAAGATCATCCCTAGACTTCTAATGTAAAAACCCCCACTGATTTCTCAGTGGGGGCTCTATGCAGCGGTATTTTTAGTTCGAGTCTTACTCTGCAACTAGGATAGTCTACCCGCCTTACCCATCTTCTGCCAACTTCTCAAAATATGACATAGCGTCATCTTCATCATTATCATCTGCTGATACGGTCACTGTTGGTGCCGGAGTCTCTTTGGTATCAACCGTAAGAGTTGCAGTTGGTTCGTCTTCCATCAGCGTCTGCACTGTAGTATTTGCAGCAACTGTGCCGGAGAGAACCATGTCCAGACGAGTCTTCAACTCATCATAGGACTTGAAGTTAGAGGCAGCAGTAAACTCAACTAGAGGATACTGTTTCTTATAGATGCCTTCCAGAACATCGTCATCTTCAGACAGTGCAGATGCACCCTCAAATTCAGACTTATCATAGTTCCAGTAACCATCTACCTTACGAAGCTTCAACTTGAAGTTCGCACCGTTCCAGAAATCAAACGGATTGATAGCAGATTCGTCTTCAAAGGCAGGTTGCATTGCTTCCATAACCTTATCAAAAATCTTCTTACCGAAACGGTAAAGAAAGACTTGACCCTCATTCAGAGGATTGGCCGAATCACTTACCACATAAATGTTGGCGAAGTATTGCAACTTGCGCTTCTGTTTACGGGCAATCTCCTTGTCTGATTCTACACCAGAGTTCCATAGTTTGGAATTATACTCTGATACAGGATCATTATTGCCTAGAGTGGTGAGAGAGTTCTCAATGAACCACTGACCAGTTGGTCCTTGGAACGCATGGTTCCAGACCTTGGCCCAAGGAAGGTCTTCACCTTCACATGCCGGAAGGAAACGAATGACAGCATATCCGTTGCCGGACTTATCCATCGTAGGTTTCCAGAGTCGTTCATCCACATAGGACTTTTTCTCTTGGGGGGCAGATTCTTTCTGGGCAGCACCCAGCAGCGAATCAAGACTGTTTTGTTTCTTCATTGTAGCAAATGACATATCGTATGTTTCCTTATGTTTGCGTATGTTTAACGTATGTTGATTTTATAATAGTAACACAATAGGGTATAATAGTCAATACCCTTTTGTATTTATTCTTCCAGCAAAAGGCCGGTTTTATGAACTCCATCTTTGAATCCATCCTTGTCAAATCCCTCATCAGCATAAGCAGCGACCTTTTCTTCTCTTGGAATATTAGATCGTTTTTGTGCTTCCACTAAATCTTTATAGGATTCAGATTCGTAATAGTCACCCTTACCCGCAAGTTCCCAAACATCTGCGGTTCTCTTATGAGCTTCTACTTGGGACTTTTTAAGTCCCTTACTCTTTCCACTTTTCAGTGCTAGTTCTGGTCTTTTTGGCATATCTTCTCCTTATTTGTAATCATTCAATAGTAACTCTTTACAAAACTCTTCTTTTGTCAAGTATATAATATTATCATGTTCTTTAGTTTTTGTCAATGACCTATTGCAGTCTACCCAATAAAAAGTTATATTTTTATACTTATCAAAGAGCTCGTTCATTTGATTTGTCCAGTTTATAGGATTGAACCCCTTTGCAGTAGCAGGCAAATAGTTGTCTGTTCCTTTGTATATATTATTGAGTGATTCATCATATGAACTCAAATCGTACCCCAACATATAAATCTCTTTTGCACCGTGTTCATGACATGCTAGTAACAAAGCCATATTACCAGTTGATAGGACAGAATTACCAACGTCTGTAATGTTATCATCCTCATTTACATAGGTGATCCAAATACCAACATCCTTTTCCATCTTGAGTTTGAGGTCATTTATATCAAGACGGGGAAATTGTTTTATTGCAGCCTCAACCTTTTCATGAAGAGTAGCAGGGTCTTTGCCAGATATAACACACTGATCAGTTCTGTTCTTACTCCTGTGAATAAATGTATCTGGTATATCAAATCCCATGAGCATCATATCAGCGACTTCTGATGGAACAATGGTCCAGTTGGAAAAATAACATTTGCCTTTATAACCAGAGTCATATATCTCTTGTTGCATTGCATAGTCCATAGCAATAAGATTGTCAGGAGTAGCGTCACGGTAAACGGCATTACAACCCCATGTCCTGATATCAGCCCATTTAGTATCTGGGTTATACCAAGACCTAGACTCACCGTTACCTATGACAACAGCTTTCACTTACTCATCCTTCGGTCAATCTTCCCTGACGCTCCGTCAGTGCTGACTGTATAACTCACAGATGCATCATCCAACCAACGTTCATTCTTTACAAAGTCAAGTTTATATGCGTCACGTTCAGATAGGTTTGCAAGTACATTGAATGCAAGGCTGATCCTTGATTCATCTGTGACATTCTGTGAGAAACCATGAAACAGATATGAGTTGAACATGATCAATGAACCCTCTGTACAAGGCATAGCAATCTTGTTAGTAAAGTTTGCATTTGCTTTACTGTAGTGCTTTCTCAGTGAGAAAAATGGGTCACTATTTGACGGCATCTTCTCAAACACTAGAGGTGGATGCTTTGGACTAGACTTGACATAATACACACCACTGATAAGAGAATTGCCATGGTTGTGCATACTCTGTTGACTGCCTGGGTCTGCACTGTTCAACCAACTCTCATGAATCCAAAAATCACGATGATCAAGAGTCATTACGTTGTCAAGATAATCTTTAGTGCATTCATAGAACCATGTCCTTAGATCAGCAAGACCTTCATGGTCAATGATGTTAGGGGTATCCTTGAACTGTGTTGTATCGGGATTTGCAACTGCTTGTTGATTAAATTCAAACTCATCCATAGAAGGAACTTCTGGTGGATTAGGATTTTGGTATATCTTCAACACACCAGCTGGGAAAATAGGAATTTCAGTCATTATGTAACTCTCCGATCAAAGGAAATATTCTCGCAATTTCCACTGCACAGGCTTTTGCAATATCCATATGCTCTTTCTGTGTGCCGTTAGCACTTCTTAGTTCTATGTAGTGAACCCAACTGCGAAGGGTTCCATTCATATACATTCGAGATACAGTTAGTCCTTCTGGTAGCACTGCCCGAGCTTGCTCTTTTGCGATACCCTTTTCGATTGCCCAATTATAAGTTTCTTGTGATAATTCAATCAATGACTTTTGACGCATTTCCCATTGGTTCTGTAATATATCGTCTTCTGTCTCTATACTGTTCTGACGATTCTTAGTGTCTTGCAGTCTAGCCTCACGGGTCACAAAATCCAAGTCTTTTGTCGGGTCAGCATATCGTTGACTGAACTCTTGGAATGAGAATGAACGATGGCGTAATATCTGCCGTCCAATGTCTCTGGTTGTCTCTATCTCAATACAAGCACTGGCCATTTCTAAAGGCGACCAATGTTTGTGTTTAATTAAATATTTAATGAGTTTTTTTGCTGTGTCAGAATTATTTTGGTTATCTGGATTTGATACTCTGGCACAATATGCAATAAGGTCTTGCACATCTTCAACACCAATAACTCTGTCTGGTTGTGAATAAGAAATTAAACGTACTTTCATTACTTACATAAATCCTCAAATTTAATTTGTTCTTCTCTTCTTTTATTATTCATTTCTGCTCCAGACGATTTATGTTTTACGAAGCCTTCACGCACGGCCTTGCGATTCACATAACTTTCTAGATACTGGATTAAACGTTTAAACATAACTTTTTCTCCTTAAAAATGGTGCCGGTGGTAAGAATCGAACTCACAACCTATTGCTTACAAAGCAATTGCTCTACCGTTGAGCTACACCGGCACACACTCATTTATCGCCGATTATTACGATTCGGGCGATATCCCTTAGGCCAACTTGGTTGGCGGGCGGCGAGTTTTTTAACTCGTTCACCCAACTCTTCATTGGTTTTCACCAATTCAGCGTTCTCATAACCAAGCGCCTTAACTTGATTTTCCAGTTCCACCACCTTAGAGGCGAAGAAACCTTCTTCACGGATGGCGGGGTCACCATCCAAATGCACTGTCACTTCCATTTGAAGTCTCCATTGCAAGGGTTGCTGTCATCAGTCCTGACAGTTGAACTATACCTTATTGACTTTCCAATCTTCATAATCTTCAAATACCATATAGTATGAAAGGACTTTTGCAGCAGCATCCATATGGCTTTGCATCTCAGCACAATCAGCATCTTTATCCTTATCAAAGAAACCATGGCTGTCGTAATCATCGCTCTGTCTTAGACCGAGGTCATGTTTTAAACTTAAATACTGCTCTTTAAGCACTTGAACAATAATAGCATCAACCTGTTCGTGTTCCATTTCAATAGTAAATGTAGTCATTTTGTTTCTTTCAACTCGTTTAGTGCTTCCGCTAGTCTATTCATAATATAATAATACTACAAACCAACATAAAAGTCAAGTACCTTATATGGGTAATTGAGCACATTTTGGTAAATAATTTAATTCTCTTGCGTTTGCTTCGATTTTTTCCTTCAGTGATTTTGAAATTAAAGGACGTAATGAGTCAGGCTCAAGACCTTCTCTCTCACAATACCACAATACGGCATCCATGTGAGTTATACTTTTTTCAAGAGCAATCTCTTCTATTTTGAGGGAAAATGTTTTAGATGTATTCAAAGGCATTTATATATTCTTTCATAATAATTAAAAGTTGGGGGGTTAACCATGACCCCCCACGCATCTATTAGGTGATGACCCCTGCTGCGTCCGAAGTCGATATACAGCAATTCCTAGACATTACGCTGTGCGTAGTGCCTTGTAACCAGCAGCTACAACTGCCTTTGTTGGTGTACCGAGCATATACTTCATATATGTCTCACCGTCAAAAGACGATACACGCTTGTTCAAATAGATCGAAAGACCTTCTGAACGAAGCTGGCTAATAACTGCACGAACATTTTTAACACCATAACGTGACGAAATCTGTTTAGCGGTTAGTGATGCACCATTAACTAGTGCGGCTGCGACCTTTGCGGTCTGGGTAGTAGTAGTCATAAAAAATATCTCCTTATCATGACAAATAGGATAAAAGTATTTCATCCTTTAAAGTGGTAGGTTATTCTGTTGCTAAGGAACCTACCGAAACTCCATTAACATTTACTGCTAAGCAGCAAGTGCCATAGGTGCAAAGTTATCGTTTGCGTTTACTTTAGTGACCTATAAGGTGGTCAATCCACAGTTCTACTCTCATCTATCTCTGCCTGTCGATCCTGTTTCGCCCCCATCATAAATCCACTCTAGTCCAAATGGACTTATGGTGGAGGCGTTGGGTACTGCCCCCAAGTCCAGTTCAGCATTCAATTCGTATCATCAAACTGTATCTTATTTATACCATGCTGGGGGGTATTTGTCAATACCCTAAATGATAATTTTTAAATTAAATTCCCATACCACGGGTTTTTTCAACAAATCTGCCGTTTGCAAGGGCCCAACCTAGAAAATCATTATCTCCATTGCCAACTGCCAAAACGAGACTTTTTATTCCCTTATGATCTGTATATTGGACTAATGCTTTTTGTACTAAAAACATCATAGGCCTTGGAAAACTTATACACATATTCGTCACAATCAGGTTGTTCATTACCATCAAAACAAGTTGTTCATCTAATACATCTGCATTAACAATTTCTAAAATTGTGTCTTCATCTTTACAAATAACTCCTACCGCAATTAAGTCACCAGCTGACCAAGTTCGCACTTGCTCCTGTACAGGCCAAGTTCTACCATTCTCTGCTGTAGCGTTAGGAACGCATACCAGCAGAAACAGGCATATCAGCGCTGTCAATAGATACTTCATTTTTCCTTCTCCATTCTGCAATGGTTTCAACGAGAGGTTCAAGATAATCATATTTGTTTTTTATAAACTCTTGCACGGTTCCATCTTCAGTAACAACAAGAATAACAACCTGTTCAATAATTATACCTGTTCTTTCACCAAACATCTCAGCATAGGCAGAACCCTGTATATAATAGTTCTCATTAAAAGCATCTGTACGCTCTTTAGTTGAGGTCTTGAAGTCGATAATCGACAACTTACCTTTGTAATTCGCAATGCAGTCAGCTCTACCAGCAACCATGTATTTGTCACTGTACAGACCACACTCTTGAGCATATATGTTATTTATATTACACAGAACCTTTTCTTTTAACTGATTGAATAGACACATAGGAAGGAAGTGTTTTTCATGTTCCTTCCATTTATGAGGCCAATCAATGTGCATATTGTTGAGGTAATCTTCGCACATATGATGCACCTTCGTACCTCTTGCAGCGGCAGTTCTTGCGATATGGTTTGCAACTTGTTCACCGACACGCTTACGCCACTCAAACAGTCCTTTCTTATTACGGACTGATAGAACAGTGGTGATGGATGGATACTTATTGCCTTCTGGTGTTTCATATAGACGAACACCGTCTGTAGTCTTTGCCTTAATCTCTGGTAGAGAAACAGGGGCATGTTTGAACATTTGATTTTCCATTTTATTCGTTGTTTTCATAGATTGCATTTTCTCTCATAGGATTAGCGGGGTCAATCCCCATCCAATTACTCCATTCGTTATAAAAATGTCTCATACCAATTTCATCATGGATAGTATCATCTTCATGCCTACCATGTAATATGTGACGATGTTCTGTGCCTGGCGCCATACTTACACCTTGACCAGTAATACCCAGAAGGTCTTCGTGTAAGTTTCTGCCCATCGGGCCCCAGATTGTGTTATGATGTTCAATACGAGTTTTACGCTCTTCTGGTGTATCTTTTTTAAGACCAAATCCACGAAACTCAATCATAACCGAATTAGGTCCAAGTGGCGTAACAACGTCTGTACGCAATGCACTTCCTCTTAGGTTAAAGTTCATGCCTGGAAATAGGTCAATCATATACCATTGGTTTGGTGGTAGGTGTGGAAATGAGAGTTCTTCTCTGGACTCACCTAACTCAAACTCACCATACTGCACTTCAAAGCTACCAACGTTTACATGACCATTATTAAACCCTGTACACTTACGAGCAAAGTACTCATCATTGAAACCAGTTACACGATTGAAGTAGTGCATATAGTCATGATAAAATTCACTATTGGTATCATGCCATAATTTGTAGTTGCTACCAATGATTGCTTTGTGGTAATGAAATACTTCCAATGGTTCTGTGTCTAGTGCTGGACGAATAACATCAAATGCACCAGCTGCCCATTCTTCAACATCTTGAGTTGGTTCTAGATTAAGTGTAACCCACACCATTCCACCAAACTTAACTTCGCATGGTAGTTCTTGATGATCTTTTGCCCAATCTGCTTGATTCCAATGATCATAACCACCGTCTGTAGCTACGTTTCCACTAGGAGGCATAGATTGAAAATTATGCTGGAATGCAACAATTTTGTCATTGTCTCGAATCATGGCCACCCTCTTACCAGCAATACTGGAAGTTCTGAAGTCTAGATGGTTTTCTAGTTCTGATTCGTGGCATAGTGGTATCCAACATTTAGAGAATATTTTTTCTTGTTCTTTATTAAATATATTCCAATCGCTATAGATGCGACTATCTACATATTCTATTGTTGGTTTAGCCAACCATTGTGTGTGTTTACGAGGGGGCATAATTTTCTCCTATCTGTAACTTTCTGCTATTTATTAGAATTAAGATACAGCCCGCATTCTTTTTACTAATCTCTCTGCACGATTAGTTACTTGTCTATACCATGCGCTATCAACCATTTCATCTGCGGCCGCATTCCAATCCCCAGCATCTACACCACGTTTCATACCTTTAAATTTACTCAGTCTTGGTCCACCCATATTAAACATCATGTTCGCAATTATTTGCTGAACTTCTTCTGGCAAACTCTCAAACTCTGGGTAATGCTTGTTGCAGTCTGACAAGACGTTTTCGCAATCCTGCTCGAAGGCCTCAACGACTCTAGACTCTGATACTTCGGTTCCAATCTCAGAACCGTGTTCTGGGTCTGACTCAAGTACCAGAT